TCGGGGAGCGGCTCGTGAACCACCTCGGCACGTTCCTGCCGGCCGCGGAGGACTGAGCCGTGGCCAAGTTCCGCCAGTACATCACCGAGAACGTCCTCGATGAGGCCAAGCGCCGCATCCACCACATCTTCGACATTGCCGACCACGTGGTGGTGTCCTTCTCAGGCGGCAAGGACTCCCTCGTGGTCCTCCACCTCGTGCACGAGGTGCAGCAGGAGCGCGGCATCAAGGGCCCGGTCAACGTCTCCTTCTACGACGAGGAGCTGATTCCGGATACCGTCATCGACTTCGTGAACGAGTACCGGCAGAAGCCGTGGGTGAACATGCTGTGGTGGGCCGTCCCCATGCGCAGCGAGAAGTACGTCCTCGGTGACGTGCGCACTTACGTCCAGTGGGACCCCAACCGGCCGCACGTGCGCCCGCTGCCCGAGTGGGCCCTGACCGCGGAGAAGCTGGGTCTGCCCGAGCGCAAGGCAGTCCCCCAGTACGTCATCGAGACCCTCATCTCGCAGCGCTTCAAGGGCAAGGTGGCCATCCTCAACGGCATCCGCTCCGATGAGTCGCATTACCGGCTGCGGGCCTCGCTGAACAAGCTGTCGGAGAACTACATCAACGCCGGCAAGCACGCCAACGTGAACTTCTGCAAGCCGATCTATGACTGGTCGCAGGACGACGTGTTCAGGTACTTCTACGACCGCGGCATTCGCTACTGCGGCCTGTACGACTCGCAATCAGTCATCGGCGGCTCGCTGCGGGTGAGCACCCCGCTCCACTCACAGAGCGCCAAGCGCTTCGGCCAGTGGCGCGAGCTCGACCCTGACTTCTACGACCGGGTGCTGCAGGTGTTCCCCGAGATGGAGGTGCAGGAGCGCTACTACGACGAGTACGACCGCGACCGCATGGTGTGGGAGTACGCCGACGGCGGCCTCGACGGCGTGGACCGGTACGTGGAGGACCACGTGCCCGATGCCAAGCAGAAGGCCCTCGCCCACGCCAAGATCGACGTCGTGCGCACCTACATCGCGAACAACCCGCGGAAGGCCGGCGCGTACCCCACCGAGTACGTGCTCGAGTGCATCGTCAAGGGCAACTTCCGCCGCGGCATCATGCCGCTCGACAACGACGAGAAGGCGCAGTTTGCGCGCCGCATGGAAAGGCTGGGCCGACGTGGCTGAGACAGATGATCCCATTGACCGCATCAAGTGGGTGGAGGCGGCCACGCTGCACTCCAACCCGTGGAACCCGAACCGGGTGCACCGGCGCGAGCTGGCGCTCCTCGAGCACAGCCTCCTCTCCACCGGGTGGATTCAGCCCGTGCTCGTGTCCCGCGATGGGCTCGTGATTGACGGCTTCCACCGCTGGCGCCTCTCGCAGGACTCGCCCAAGGTGCGCGCCGTCTACGGCGGCCGCGTGCCCGTGGCTGTCCTCGACGTGGACCGGCCGCAGGCCATGCTCATGACCGTCCGCATCAACCGGGCCAAGGGGACTCACGTGGCCCTCGACATGAGTGCGATCGTGCGCGAGCTCCTCGAGGTGCACCACTACCGCCGTGAGGACATTTCCCGTGAAATGGGCGCCTCGCTGCAGGAGGTGGACCTGCTCGCGCAGGAGTCCGTGTTCAAGGCCAAGGGCATCCCGGACCACCGCTACTCCAAGGCGTGGTACCCGCAGGACGACGGCAAGACGGCGGAGCAGCGCGGCTACTTCGACGCCCCGCCGGTGGACGCCAAGGCCGCGCGCCTCGGGCCCGGCCGCTGACGCTCTGCGCGCAATGGGCCCGGAGGCTGGCGCTATGCCGCCTCTGCCGGCCGAAACAGAAGGCCCCGCCCGGTCATACCGGGCGGGGCCTCTGAGGCGCTTACAGCGTGCTGTAGGTGGCTGAGCGGATCATCTTGCCGATGACCGCACGAATCAGCTCCTCGTTCTGGGGAAAGTCCTTCTCGTCTCGGGTGACCGTCTTGCGCGTCCCGCGGTTGGTCCGCGCGTACACCGTGACCGTGCCGTGGCGGTTGTCAATGCTGACGCCGCCCTTCACGAAATCCCCGGTCGGCACCCCCGTGGCCTCATCGGCAAGCGGCTGGTAGCCAAGGGCAAGGACGGCCATCTGGAACATGAGGTTGAACATCTGAGTGGTCCTCTCGGTATGCGGTTGTCAATCGGCGGGTGTGGTGCCCCTCCGGCCTGCTATACCCAGAGCCTACGCCACACCTAAACCAAGAGTCAAGCCACCCGGACATAAAGTGAGGGCCCCGGGGGGTCACACCATCCCGGAGCCCTCAGCACCTCTACAGATTCCTTACGCCGTCCACCATACCCTCAGCGGTGGACGGTCAAACCACCTACCGGTGCCAGCCCAGCTTCACCAGCTCGCGCGCCACCTCCGTCACGTCGGCCCGGCCGCCGCCCTCAGGGGGCGAGAGGCGCAGCACGACGTCGCGCAGGTCCTTCTCGAGCGCCACGGCCTCGGCCGCCACCTCGGAGCGCACGCCGCGCGGACTCACGACGCCCTCCTCGTGGTCACACCCTCGCCGGCCGGCCGCCAGTTCGGCCGGTTCCCGTTGCCGGCGCCCGGCCTCGAGTCAAGCCACCGCTCAATCGTGGCCGCCTTCCACACCGGGGAGAGGCCCACGGTCGCATCGGGCTCGGGCATGTCGCCCGGGCGTGGCGTCCCCTCGCGCCGGTGCTTGCGCGCCTTGGCAAGGTAGGTCCGCACGGTGGGCACCGTGGTGTCCAGCATGTCGGCAAGCTCTGCGTATCCAAGGAGAGTCAATCGTGGTTTAGGCATACGACCACGGTACTCCTCAGGCATCGAGGTCCGCCACGAGCGCGCGCAGCTTGGCCACGAAAGCCTCCCGGGTGGTCGGGCTGTCGTGCCACTCGCGGAGCTTGCCCTTGACATCGCGCATGATGAGCTCTGCGCTGGCCTCGCCCGTCGCCACCTCGTCCGCGTGCATCTCCTCAGCCGTGGGCGGGTAGAAGGCCTTAGCGGCCCGCGGGTCGTCCAAGAGCTTGTAGAGGGCCGCGGTGGCCGCGGCGGAGGGGCGGGCCCCAAAGCTGTTGAGGCGGCTGACGTAGAACCCGTCGATGTTCAGGCCGCGCCGCTCGTCCCAGTAGACGCACATGAAACCGTCGTGCTCGATCCCGTTGACCACGAACAGGTCCGCGTCCCGCAGGACCGGGCTGTTCGCGTGGGGCCGCTGCGCGTGCTCGCCGCGGATGGTGCCCACGCGCCAGACGCCGGGCCGCTTAGTGCTCTGGACGCCGCGGGTGAAGGTCACCTTGTCGAAGTTGTTCCGTGCCATGGTCAGGTTCCTCTCGTGTGGTGGGGGCGGCCGGTCGGCCGCCCCCCGGGGTGGTGGTGTGCTGGCAGGTGGTCAGGAGGTGCGCACGGTCAGAAGGTCGGCGCGGATGACTTTCAGGCCCTTGCCCTCGCAGCACGGCTTCTGGCAGCCGGGCAGCACCACGGCGTAGGCGTAGCGGCGGTGCTTGGAGGGCTTGAGCCGGGGGTCCCAGCCCATGAACTCGGCCGGCGCGCCGTGGTACTCGACCACCGGGGCGGCCGCCGTCGGGGCGCTCACCGGGCACCCAGCTCAGAGAGGCTCACGGTCTCGTGGCCAAACGTCCGATCCCCGGGCTTCTGGGACGTGTAGGTGACGCTCACGAGGCCGTCGCACGGGGTGCCCTTCCATGCGCCGTAATCCCACTCGGGGTGACGGGCCCGGGCCACCTCGATGGCCGCCATGCTCTCCTTGCGGTAGGACTCAAGCGCCCTCCACTTCGCCCCCGCCATGGCAATGTCCGCCGGGGAGAGGGTGAGCTGGATGACCGTGCTCACGTTCGCCATGAAGTAGTGCGTCCGCGTCGTCTTGCCCTCGGGCAGGTCGGTCTCCACGGTGAGGCGGGCGCCGCGGCTGGGCCCGCCCTCGAACGCCGCCACGAGGCGGCCCTGCACCGCGTGGCCGGTGCCGCGGTCGGTCACCACGATCACCTCCGCGCCGCCCAGCGCGGCCACGACGTGGCGCATCTTGCCCACGGTCCACTGGGAGCGCAGGGGGTCGGTCGTGCTGTTGCTGAAGTCCTCGGGCGTGATGGCCAGTGCCATGGCGTCGTCCTCTCGTGGTGTGCTGTCCTGCTGACACCTAGAACAATACCAGACCTAAACCCAGAGTCAAGCTGACCGACCATGGAATATCGGAGGTGCACGTGTCCCCTCGCTCCTCCACGAGCCCCGCACGGCTGGCCCAGATGGAGAAGGCCGCCAACGCGCTCAAGCTCCGACAGGGCGGCATGACCTACGAGGAGATTGCCGAGCGCCTCGAGCTCTCCGGCCGGGGCGCCGCCTACAACCTCGTGAAGCGCCACCTCAAGCGCTACGTGGACGAGCCGGCACAGGAGGCCCTCGGCCTCGAGCTGAGCCGTCTGGACACCCTCACGCGGCTCCTCACCCCCCAAATCGCCGAGGGCAACCTCAAGGCGATGGACACCTACCTCAAGGTCATGGACCGCCGAGCCAAGTACCTCGGCCTCGATGACTACGAGGCCCGCATGGCCCGCGTGGCAGAGCGGCAGGCCGCCCTCGAGGAGGCTCAGGCCACGCTCCTCGCCGCCTCCCTCGCTGAGGCCATGGTGGACGTCGGCCTCACCCCGGATCAGCGCGCCGCGCTGGCCTCCGCCGTGGGTGAGCGCATGGAGTCCCTCACCGCCGTGGAGGCCCCGCTGAGGGGCGAGCTCGCGGACTGAAACCCCGCTGCGGGGTGCGTTTTGTCGGAACCAACGATTGACCGGTACTCTCACCCTAGAGTTGGTGGAAGTGTCGGGGACAGGATCTAGCCTTGCCCACCCCCACCGCCTCCCGCCGAGCGAGCTTCGGCCGGGCCTTCGCCACCGCCATCAAGGACATGTCGGGCGACGGGCGCCGAACCCCACACTTCGCCACCCCCGGCCAGCTCGCCGGCGCCCTTGACCACCGCACGGTGCAGACCCCCGCGCTGAACCTCATCGACGCTGCGCTCATGGAGGCCTTCGCCACCCCGAACGCGCGGCTCATCATCAGCGTCCCCCCGCAGGAGGGCAAGAGCACCCGCGTGGGCGTCTACTTCCCGCTGTGGGTGCTGGACCAGAAGCCGTCAACGCAGATCGTGATGACGTCCTACTCAGACCGCCTCGCGGTGCGGAACAGCCGGCTCGTGCGCAACGCCATCGAGCAGGACGGCGACCGGATCAACCTCACCCTCTCCCGCGACGTCACCTCGCAAGCGAACTGGCAGGTGGCCGGCCACCGCGGCGGCATCTTCGCCACCTCCGTGGGCGGCCCGCTGACCGGCCAGCACGCGGACCTCATGATCATCGACGACCCCCACAAGGGCGCCAAGGAGGCTGACTCCGACACCCAGCGCGAGGACGTGTGGACGTGGTGGGAGTCCACCGCCAGCACCCGCCTCGCCCCGGGCGCCGCCGTCGTCATGATCCTCACCCGCTGGCACGAGGACGACCTCGCCGGCAAGTTCCTCAAGTCCGATGGCTACCCGTGGCGGCTCATCAACATTCCAGCCATCGCTGACCACGACCCCGCCAAGGGGCAGGTTGACGCGCTCGGCCGGGCCCCGGGCGAGTGGCTGCAGTCCGCCCGCGGCCGCTCACTCGAGGAGTGGGCGAACATCAAGGCCGGCCTGTCCGCGCGCACGTGGAACGCGCTCTACCAAGGCCGCCCGGCCCCGGCCGAGGGTGGCCTGTTCAAGCGCTCCGACTGGCGCTTCTACGAGCACCCCCTCTGGGTGGAGAACGAGGACGGGCAGCGGTTCACCACGGGCAAGGGCGATCAGCTCGTCATGAGCTGGGATATGACCTTCAAGGACACAAAGGGCTCTGACTACGTGGTGGGCCAGCTGTGGCTGCACCGGGGCGCGGACGTCTACCTGCTGGATCAGGTGCGCCGGCGCATGACGTTCTCGGACACCCTCGTGGCGTTCAAGGCCATGGTCTCCCGGTGGCCCCAGTGCGACGTGAAGCTCGTGGAGGACAAGGCCAACGGCACCGCCGTCATCGACATGCTGCGCAAGAACATCGCCGGCATCGTCGCGGTCAACCCCACGGACACGAAATACGCGCGCGCCTCCGCGGTGAGCGCGTTCGTGGAGGCCCACAACGTCCACCTGCCGGATGCCTCGCTCGCGCCGTGGGTGGATGAGTTCGTGGAGGAGCTGGCCAGCTTCCCCAACAGCGCGCACGACGACCAAGTGGATGCCTTCTCGCAGGCCCTCAACCGCATGCTCGTCCGGGCCCTGCAGGGCGAGGCGTTCCTCGAGGCCATGCGCCGCGCCGCCGCCCAGCACGGCATCGACCCCACAGCACCGGCCCCGGTGCGCCCGGACGGCACCCGCCGCCTCGGACCCCCCATGACCCGCCAGATTGGAGGCTGACCCGTGCCCCTGTTCGACAGCATCGTGAAGTCTGCCGCCATGCTCGCCCGGCCCTCCGCTGCGGTGCCCGCCCCCATCGAGGGCGCCGTGCAGGCCGCCGGCATGGGCCCGAGCACGTACCTCGGCCCCGGCCGGCCGCAGGCGCCGGTGGAGGGCTTCTCCGGGGTGCCGCGCCGGTTCGACTACCCCGTGGGCGTCAACATGGCCCTCTCCTCGCGCGCCTCGTTCGGGCGCACGAGCTGGGAGACGCTGCGGGAGCTCATGCGCGTCTACGGCGTGGCTCAGGACTGCAAGAACCACAAGATCGATGAGATTCGGTCGATGGAGCCCCTGTTCACCCCGGCCCCGGGGGCCAAGGGCGATGCCGAGCTGGCTGTCGAGGTGGCCCGCAAGGCCCTCGAGTACCCCGACCGTGAGCACCCGTTCGAGGAGTGGACGGCGCTCCTGTTCGAGAACATGCTCACGTTCGACGCGGGCCCCATCAAGCGGCGCCGCAACCGCTTCGGTGACGTCATCGGCTGGGAGAACATCGACGCGCCCACGATCCTGCCGTACCTCGATGAGCACGGCCGCCGGCCCCTCGCGCCGGCGCCGGCCTACGCGCAGAAGACCCACGGCATCGTCCGCGAGTGGTTCACCGCTGAGGACATGTACTACCTCCGCTTCCGCCCGCAGACTGACTCCCCGTATGGCATGGCGCCGCTCGAGTCGATCCTGCTCAACGCCAACACCGACATTCGGTTCCAGTGGCACCTGCTGCAGATGTTCACTGAGGGCAACATCCCCGGCGGCTTCATGGAGGTGCCGCCGGACATCAGCTCGCCGGATCAGGTGGCTGAGTGGCAGGCCTACTGGAATGCCCTCTACAAGGGCGAGCAGTCCATCGCCGGCCAGCTCATCGCCGTGCCCAACGGGGCGAACTTCATTGAGACCACGCCGCGCGTGTTCGACAAGGCGTTCCCCGAGTACCTCGCCATGCAGACGGCCCGGGCCTTCGGCGTCGTGCCGCAGGACATTGGCATCCTCTCGGACGTCAACCGCTCCACGGCTGACGCTCAGGGTGAGACGCAGTTCCGAGTCAAGACGCTCGTCTGGGTGTATTTCTTCGAGAACCTGCTCAACCGCATGGTGCAGCGCGACCTCGGGCTGCCCGTGCAGGTGAAGCTGGACACCGGCCGCGAGCAGGAGGACCGCCTCATCGCCGCGCAGGCGTGGAAGATCTACATCGAGAGCGGCATGGCCTCCCCGGACGAGGGACGCGAGGAGCTGCTCGGCCTGCCCATCGACAACGAGGCGCCCACGCCGCGCATCATGGTCATCGGCCAGTCCATCGTGCCCCTGCCCAAGGGCGGGGACACGGACCCCGAGAGCATGGTGGACGAGGAGCCCAAGGCTCCGGGCGCCGTCGAGCCGCCCATGCCGCAGCTGCCCCCGCCCCCGGCGTCCGTCGCCAAGGCAGGTGAGGCCGGCCCAAAAGTCGGACAGGGTGGTACGTCTAGCTGGCGTGACACCCCGGAGAACCCGCAGCCGCAGCACGAGGTGGACCTGAGGCTCACCGACTACTGGGCGCCGCGCGTGCAGGACGCGCTCGGCGCCCTGTGGACGGACGGGCAGCTGCAGGAGGCCGTGGAGGCCGCGCAGAGCGCCGCGGAGGCCGGCACGGGCACCACGGTGGCCAAGGCCGCCCCGGAGCCCTCACCGGTCCAGCGCGCGGCTGAGGCGGCCCTCGCCGCCGGCGCCAACGACGAGGAGCTGAGGCAGGTGGTTCAGGCAGCGTGGGCGGATGCCTACGGCGCCGGGACCATGGCCGCGCAGGTGCAGCTGGGCGAGGACCCCTCCGGGTGGTCCACGTGGCAGCCCGGCTTCGCTGACCCCACCGCCATCACCGGCGGCGGCGGCCTCACCGCGGCCCTCGCTGACGCTGACGTGACCATCAAGGGCATCGTCGGCACCACGCTGGACCGCCTCGCGGGCATCGTGGAGCAGGGCGTCATCGCCGGTGACTCGGTGGACGCCATCGGGCGGGCGCTGCGCGACGTCGTGGACGACCCGGCCCGGGCGGAGCTCATCGCTCACACCGAGTCCGCGCGGCTCCTCACCGGCGCCGCCGTGGATACCTACCTCGGCGCCGGCGTGACCCAGTGGGACCTCGTGACCAGCTCCTCAGGCGTCTGCGGCACGTGCCTCGACGTCGCGTTCATGAACCCCCACCCCCTCTCGGACACGGGCGACATGCCCCCACTCCATCCGCGGTGCCGCTGCGCCGCCTCGCCTCACGTGGAAGGACGATGATGGCCCGTCAGTTCCTCCTCGGAGTCGCCTATCAGGCCGGCCCCGATCCGCTCATCATGACCGGCGCCGACGGCGAGCGGGACTACTTCACGAAAGAGGAGCTGGAGCTCGCCGCGCACAGCTTCCTCCGCAACGGCCCAGCCGTCGGCCTGTTCCACGTGGACGGGACTGAGGGGTGCGCCTACGTGGTGGAGAACACGATCCACCGCGGCCCGGACTGGGTGCTCGAGGACGGCCGGGTGGTCAAGGACGGCGATTGGCTCGTGGGCGCCTACCTCGATGACACGGCGTGGGCGCTCTACGAGAAGGGCGAAATCACCGGTTGGTCCCCGCAGGGGTCCGCCAAGCGAATCAGGAGAGAAGCATGACCATCCGCAAGACCGCCGGCCCTGAGGCGCCGGCAGACATGAACGAGCTGGTGGACGCCGACATTCCGAGGGTTGACCTCGTGGGCAAGGCGGCCAACGGCCACAAGTTCATCATCGCCAAGGGCGCTGAGGGCGAGGGCGGGCTCATGTCCAAGGACTTCGTGGCCGGCCTCGTGGCCAAGGCGAAGAAGGACCTCGACGTGACTGAGGCCCTCTCCGATCAGGGCGGCGCCGAGGCGCTGCAGCCGGGCTCCTCTGACTGGGAGGCCACGGACGCGGCCACCGCGCAGAAGTGGATCGGCATCCTGCACCGCGCCAAGTACGCGGCGGAGCTCCTCGCCTCCCGTGAGGCCACGGAGTACGCGCTCAACGGTGATTGGGACGACTCGGAGAACGAGTGGGACCTGCAGGACGTGGCGTGGTGCCTCGACAGCGCCATTGCCACCCTCGCCGCCTACGCGGCCGGTGAGGCCGGCGAGGTTGCTCTCGCTGAGGACGGCGTGGTCAAGTCCGTCCTCGACCTCGACCCGATGGCCATTGCTCAGGTGGAGCTCCTCGTGCCGCTCGTGAAGGCCGGCCGGGTGCTCTCCACCGCCAACGAGGCGGACCTGAGGGACGCGGCGGCCAAGATCGAGAAGGTGCTCGCGCAGCTTCCCGCGGCCCCTGAGGCGCCCGTGGAGAAGGCCGAGGCTCCTGAGGGCGCGGCCGCCCCCGCAGACGCGGCAGAGGCCCCCTCCGCGGCTCCTGAGCAGGCGCCGGTGGAGAAGGCTGACGGCGAGGAGGAGAAGCTCGTCGCCGTGTTCAATCAGGACGGCAAGCTCATCGGCGCCGTCAAGGCGGACGCCATCACCGAGCTCACCACCGGCGGCTCTGACTCCGGTGAGG